TTTTTGGAATAAAGCCAGGAAGGTATTCAGTTATCCAAAGGTAGATATGACCTATAAAACTGAATGTTTGTAATATATACATCCCGGTTCCTCGTTAAAATTAAGCCAAAAAGTTTGCTTCCGATCCAATCGGAAACATTTAAAAATGCTTAATTTCTGATTGGAACCGACGACAACAAATGTTGCCGTGTCGTGGGCTTTCACGACGTCCTTGGAATTATACTCATCACGAGATTAGGTGGTTATCGTACCACATAACGCTAATATGTTAAAGTCTTATTAGACTGGTGGAATAGATTCAAGATACACTATAGGTGCACCTATAAACATTCCAAGAGTAAAATCCTCACCTGCAGCACAGTATAACTGGTGAGAATTTGAAACTGCCTCAGGACCTGTTGTTTCATATGATAACTTCCAACAAGGCTTAAAAACTGTTTCAGGATCTGAATCAAAATGGGCCAATGATCTTGAAGGCAAAAATCTCCTCGAAGTATAAAAAGGCACTTCAAAAGAGGCAATAGGCTCAACACGGTGATCTATTATTTGAGCCCCCTCTTGAGCATTTGCATACTCATCAAAACCAACATACCATTGCTGCAAACCAGCATTAGTAGACTTGTTTGCCACGGGCTCAGAAATATTGGTAGGAGTGCATCCTGAATAACGTGTTACTGTTTGTGGACTCCTAAAGAAACCACAACAGTTTTCATTTACTGAAGCTGTCGTTACTTTCCATCGAATTGCACCTCTCCATCCAACGAATCCTGCAGATATGAAGCGCAGGGGAGTCATAAAACCATACACGTACGGTTTTCCCCCTACTACACGAGGAACTGTTGAAGCACTTGCTGAATAGTAAGGAGTGTACCCAGGTTCAATGGGAAAAGCAGAGCGCTGAACAGCAATGCCAGACGTTACTCCACTAGTGCTGGGAATATGAGCAATTTCCGTCATACAGTACCTTTTAAGCAATGTCCGAAAAGAACGAATGGACTCTCCCATGAAAACCATATTTGTAGGGGATGTTAAGGAACTCATATCGGCCAAAGTATCTGCATGTTGTGTTGCTTCAAAAGTTGTTGCATCTTGTGTTGGGACAGCAGACACTGGAAGTTCATCTGACTGAGGTGCAATCTCTTCCAGCTCCTCAGGAACATCTGCCAATAAAGCAACAGGTGCGTCAACGTCTCCAAAAGTTCGAAAGCGCAGTCTTGATAAAGGTTTATTCGTAGGACAAGCAACTTCAAAATCGGGCCCTGCTGCCATAGAAACAACCACATAACAATCATCCACAGAAGAACTAGGATTGGTGAGTTCGTTCATAACATAAACTCCCAAAACCCCGTTTCCAAATGTATTAGTAGACGAATTATAATTAATTGGAGTAATTGCATCTAAAGGGGAAATACCCTCATAGAAAGCGGATTGTCGGTATGAAGATCCTTGACCCCAACCAACAGTTATTTCAAAATCCTTAGTTTCTGAAATATCGACCACAGTTTGGTAACCTAAATTGTATTCAGGAGTAATGCGAGTGGGGTCGTTAGTTGTGACTTCAATCTCAGGGTCATAAACTATTCGCAAACGCCCCTTGTGTAAAGCACTACAAACAACTTGAAACCTATATTTTATAGAACCCCTCCAATATTGAAAAGGAGCAACAGCAAAACAAGATGCTGTCATAGTAATTCGGTTAATTTCAGGAGAAGTTGCTGGATACACTGTAAAATCCCCAGGATCAACAATAGTATTCCACAAAATAGTTCCTGCTGGAGATGAATTACCAGAGGTCCATGTAAAAGTAGTAGTGTAGCTTTCAGTGGAAGCAATATTTGCAATCTCCATTTCATCCTTATTTGATAAACCAAAAGCACGAGGATCGATTGTTAATTCCTGTTTAGGATCCAAGGAAAGTTTATGGCAATCATCCTTACCTGCAGAAGTGGCCATGTCATGTGTGGTTTTGGGAACAATAATGGTTCTTTCTAACTCAAGTGGTTTACTAAAACCGAACAATGAAGCAATGGCTGAAGCGGCAGAAGCAGCCAAAGCTGTAGCTCGAGCGTAAGGTCCAATAACTGGTGCTGATGAAAGCTTATTCATAACTGAAGCCACATTAGTAGCTCGAGCAGAGAAAACCCGATTAGAATACTCATCAGATTGTGGCGCAATACCATCAACATTACAAGTAGTAGGACCAGACAAAACGACATCAGTAGCCCAAGCAAGAACCGAAATTTGAACATCTGTAGTCCCACCATTTGCATGACGCAAAGGAGTCACACTGACAAGATCCAAAGTACCCATCTCATCAAACTCTCCGAGTGGTAAATCAAGAGCGTTATTGTGCCATAAAAATGGTAACTCCAAATCTCCACCTTGACTAGTGGTAGGATTCAACCAAACATGTGGTTTTTGAGAGTTGTTTACCAAATTTTGAAGTGTCTGTGCAGAACTACCTCCTTGGCGATTGACATCATCAAGATTTTGCAAAGGAGTGTAATATGCTATGGCACGTCCATAATGCATAGGCGAACCGTTAATCAAAAATCTAACGTGCATTTTAGCCCTCAACAATTTAAAATTGGATATGCGGTTAACCACACGCTGATTTTTCCAAAAGAACGACCAGGGGTTAAAGCCAATAAGATAACCGGCGCCAGTCCCAACTTGCCACTCATAAAACCTGGCTAAGACTGGCCTAGAAAAGAAATTGTTCAAGTCCAAATCATTGACTATAGTTTCTGAGTGAACATCGTCGTATTCTGATGGAACAACCACAGTTGCACCTGGTGAATAATCATGAAATGTAACGTTCTGAGTTGTCATAGAATGTCCAGTGGCTGCTTCTGAAGATTGTGGTTTCATTTGAGTAACAGGATCATATGTAAAATACTGTGAGTAAGGGCAACAATAAGAATTGCCATGTGGAAAAACATACGTAACAGGTATCAAATTAGTTTCCTGCTTCTCTTGTGACTGAGGAAGCATTTCTTCTTCTGTTTGTGGGTCCAACGTGAAATGAATTTCTTCTTCAGGTTGACTCATTCTCTTCCTATATGATTCAGTCATATCATACAGGGTATAGGCGACAACTACCACTAATAAAACTGATAGTCCACTCGCAATGTGTTCGATCGCGCCATCCAGCGCTGAAGGAAAATTATAGACATCCTCTATGTCTTGGGCCTCTTTAAGACTTCGCGAAGAGGGAAAACGCCTTGTATTTACAGGAAATTTTATGTACACTTTTTATAGAAGTATGAAACTATGCAATACACATCAACATGAAATATGTATCAAAATATAGGGGCGTCCACTCATGTTATTGTAACTACGCTACCCAAGAAGATGTTTTTCCCTCCAATGGTTCACACGATCTTCAAACGTGTGATCCAAAATAGACAAATTTCGTAAACCAACATTATGGCAAACTTCCTTCATCTGTTCCCTGCGCAACTCATAGTGGTCTTTGCCAAAAGCAAACCACTCATGCATTGCACTCTCAACACAGCTTGCTGCAACCTGCTCAGGTGTAGCTTCTTTGGATTTTAAATTTGCATGCAAACTCTTAAAAATAGACATTTCATCAAGTTGACCGATTGTAGTACCAATCTCTTCAATGTATTTGCTCTTTCTTTTCAAAAAGTCAACATCTTCAATCTCCATAAAAGCACTTGAGGTATTGCCTTTGTCGGGCAGTGTGATCTTCATGTCATGTTTGGCCAAGAAATCTCGATACACTTCAAAATTGAAGCGATCGTGATATTGTTTGCGCAAACTTCCAATAAAATCATCACCATACGTCATGCAAGCCATATTGGCCCTGAAGTCCTCCACCTCAGGGATGCATGAGAAAAATCCCATGCGAACATATAAGGAATTAGCAGTACTGTTTATATTCACAGTTATACTGTTTCCAGACGTGTTCATGTTGAATGCCATCAAAAGCACTCCATTGTAATCAATTAGAGGATGTGCAATATCATTGACCATCATTCTCATAATGTGAATGTCATCTCGATGGTAACCAGCCCCTAAAGCTAGTTCTATGTACATACCAAGGACAGCCTTCACAACTTGAGAACTCATGCGGACATCATACTTAGAATAATCCCAAGCAAGCACACCCTCATCACTATCATAACTAAAAGCATGATCAATGAGAGTGTCCCACTCAGGACCAAAAGCATTCATTCCAACTGCACATTCAGACAGAGTTGGATTCGCACACAAAAAACGCATAACTGGTAAAAACAGTCTACGCACATGCATGCTAAATGCGACGGGTGCTGCTTGAAACACTCTAACCTTGGATGAACCCACAGGAGTCGGTTCATCTTTAAGAGTTGCTGAGCTCACAGGATAAGCTCTCTTCCCTTCTTGCCAACATGCCAACATTCTATCATATTCCTTCACAATGGCCTTGTCTGGTACACGATCAATCAAGACTTCACCCTTCTTAACATCGGTGAAATATTTCTTCTTTTGCCCAAACAAAGGAAAACCCATGCTTGTACTCATAGGAATAGGATCTATAAATCTTTTTCCTGGAATTCCAAGTATGGATTCCTTGAATGTCAAAGGCTGAAAGTAGACATCCAATCGCTTCATTTCTTCAAGTAATGGTTTGATCCAATCCTGACAAGCTCGGTTCAATAATGTGTGGCGAAACATAAGTGGTGGTCGTGCGATATGTTCAAGAGTAGTATTGTAACCTTCCCAATTTGGTTCTAGTTTTGGAGGACCCCATTTATTTGGAACCCCACAAACTCTTTCGACTTCCTTAGAAAGAATACTAGGTTGTACTGTACTACGCTGTTTAGTTCGCAGTTGAGTAGAACCGTATATCTCGACACAATCATTTACACCCATACGTGATGCCATACAATGTGGATGAACGCGATCATTGGCTAGAAGTTTCTTATCATACTGAGAAACGGGCAGTTCATCTGACTGAGCTGACAAAACAACATTAGACATACCATTCAATCGTCTCCTATTTCTCTCATAGTCAGGCAGTGTAATAGTTTGCATAACACCCTCATTTTTAAGAGGATTGCCACCAATGTGAAAACCAACAAGAACAGGATCTTTGGTGTTTGTGATAACACAACCCATGCATGCTCCATCACGAGCAAGACTAGACTTGTATCGTCCACCATAAAATTCCATCCCTGAGTGTTTTTCCACACCAAATTTAACTTCGGTGTTATCAACACTGAATTGGTTGGGTGCATTCTCAAAATCCTCACGTTGACAAACCACTAGTTGGGCTAATGCCCGTCCAGTAGGTGGAAGTGCAGGAAACCACTTTGTCATTGTGCGAAAATCAGGACAGTTTGGGACATATGCAAAAGTTACATCCATATCAGGTGGCGTTACACAAGATGCTTCATCAACAACAAAAGTGAATCGGCCTCCAGGTGATCCATGCCGATGGACTTCAACAGTGAGACATTCAGTTTTCTCTTCATCCATGTCGGCATACGGATACCAAACATGTTGTGGAAAAAGAGCAACTCCTTTCTCAGGAAAGAAAATGTTACATTTGGTTTTGGACCCATTCTTTCGAATGAACCAAGCCCAGAACAAATTTCTCTTTGTGAGAGATTCTGTCAACTGTTTTGCACTTGCTGTCTTTGTACTAGGTTGTGCATGCACATTGAAACCTAATTTCTGGATGTAATAGCCCATCCAACCAGGATGGTCGTCTTTGGGCTCTCCAGCATGAGGCAAGTTACCCTTTTGCTGAAAATACCATCCATGAAATGCTCTCAATCCAAGACCAAGAACAGCAATTCCAAGTGTTGCAACTTCGGTCATTTCCATTTTAGGAACAACACATGACATCAAGCCATCCCGACGTTGGAGAAAAGCTTCTCTTTCAAGATTAACTCGTGTTCTGTACATGCCATACATTCCCACATTGGCCAGTGTCATACATGACACAGGAAGTATCATTGAAGACATACGTTTCTCTTTGTAGGCAAAATACGACATGGGACAAATGCAACCAAGCATTATCCCATTTAACCATTTGAGATGCCATCGCACATCATAGTATGCAGCACGTTTAGCCCACAAATTAATGTAGCGATTCATTGCTGGCAAATTCATAATGCGCTCAGGCACAAAGGAGAAAATCCAAGGCGTGGCATAATAATCCAAACCTCGTCTCACCTCGTGTGCAAGCTCTTTGGTCATCATAGTTTGTATGGGTCTCCAGCCAAGGGCTTTCCAGAAAAACTGATCAGGGAATACCCACGATTTAACGTAGGCAACAACTGAATCCTTCATGAAACTCCCAACGAGTTCTTTAAACTCAGAAGATTGGGGACGAAATTTTTGACATTTGCAGGCAGTAGCTGCCTGGGAGCAATCTAAACACAAACAGTCGCACAAAGAATGTGGTAACCCACATTTAGGGCACATTGGTAATTCAATGAACTCCTTTGTTCTTGCCAGAACATTTTGTTGTGCTTTCTTGTGATTCTTAGACATCCATACGACTGCTGTCAACATCTCTTTCAAGGTCAAATTTTGTGCTTTCTTTGTTCCACCTTTCCCATCTGGAATATCCGCAAAGCGTAGACTATATCCAGTACTTTTAGTGTCAGGCGTAACATAAGGCTCACACTCAAGCATATCAAGTTCCCAGACATCCTTAGTTAAAGATGCTCCTTGCAATTCGGGATGATATGTGTTCAGAGACACACCACCATTTATACAATATTTGGGTTTAACTCGCACATGAATGTGGTGAAAACGACGCAAAATCGACTCAGGACATTCGCTGTATTGACTGGCTCCAAAATCTTTAATGTTAGTAGTGAGAACACCAACTTTAAAATTGATGAACACTCGACCTTTTGCATTAAGTTCGGCTTTCACAGCAGTTGCAGCAATGTTGTTGAAAAATTTGATGATAACATCAGTATGAGCGCGTTCTTGAAACTCTGCTTTGCCATTTCCAACATCATCAAGGAAAACCCCTTGAATATCAGAGGTCCAGGTAGAATCATATTTATCAAACATATCCTTATTAAGGACCTTCGTTTGATCAAATTCTCCACTAGGAAGTACACTACAAAGTGACGTTTTCATAATCAACTGAGCCAATGTAGACTTTCCAACACCAGTTGGACCATACAATCCAAACCCTATTGGTGCTTCTCTCATTGTCGTGTTTCGATGCTTGGCAATAATGCCATCCTGATATTCAACAAGTTGTTCATAGCGTCTTTGCAACCAAGGCCCAGTAGCTCCATCATTTTTGATGCGTTTCAATTCACACACATCAACAATAGCTTTTTCAAGCTTGGCTTCCCAATCATGAATGTCCTCTAGATTTCCTGCTAAAGCAGTATCTCCATGAGCTAACACCCAATCACATCGTTCATTGAACTCTTTCATTTTCACATCATCATATAAGATAGGTGCAAGGGATCCAGTTCGAATGATTTCGCATCCAGTATCCGAGATCCATGTAAAAGTTTTCAAAACGGCATCAATTACATCAGTCGCATGAACGGTTTGCTCAAGAGCCTTAACTTGCATGAGTTTGAAACCCATTGGATTCCATGAAATTTCTTTCAAGTCAAGAATTGGAAGAGTCATAGCTGCAGAAATCAAATATTTGATTTTGCCAAAAACTGTATTAGTTTTCAAAGTTTCCCAACGAGCAAGCATAGTTTTAGTTTCAAATGTTTGCTTATCTGTTTGATCAACCAGTTCCATTACAGAAGCAGCCAATTCAGCAGCAAACGAACTTACACTACGCGTGAAATTCATTTTTATGTATGCAAGTGTTGCAACAAAACAATCCATCAAAGATTCAGCACGACATAATTGATACGTGTAAATACACATATTTTCAAGGTGATGTACCCACTTGTCTGTGTTTGATCCAGGTTGAATATGTTTTGGAATTGCTTGGATAGCATCAATGACACTCTCTGGCAACTCAGTGAGACTACTTGAAGGAAATTCCTCCAAAAGTGTCTCAACATCAGAATCATGATTCAAAATCATCTCTTCTTGTTTGATCCTAATAGAATCATCTGGAGGATCTTCACGTCCATCTTCAACATAGCGTTGTGTTGATGATGAACTTGGAACGTCTCCAGGAGGATCTTCATCCCCGTGAGGAACAAATCCGCCCTTCTTCCTTTGAGAAAGTTTTTTCGAATCTTTATGTTTGTTTGTCCTTACCTTAACCTCTTTGACATTGTTACGTTTCGATGACGTAGTATGAGTCTGAACTGGCTCAATAGGCAGCTCAGGATTCAACTCAATGTCTTCACGAGCACTGTGCAATAATACACCGCCTCGTCCCACTCTTTGCCTTTTCCTACGTGTGACGATTTTCCAATCATCAAACGTTTCCTTTAAAACATCAACTGACAATTCATCAGAAGGTGTCCTCCTATGGAAGGTGAAAATTCCTTTTGGTTCTTCATCAATTCGTTGCTCCAATCTCTCAAAAGAGACATGATGTGCACATTGCACAGAAGTTGTACGAATGTCAAAAATGGGAATTTCCATCTGGTTCGCATCATCCGATGCTTGAAGGTTTTGAGTGCCTTCCTCACTACAATGCTCATTAGACTGAGCGTAGAAAAAACTAATTTCTGTGTTCATGAAAAATTTGGACATGGTGGGGTATGGTTGACTAACTTTTCACTGATAGTTCATTTTACAGTGTTTGGGCTATAACTCCCAAAATTAACTATATAAAATAGTCGATGCTAAGGACCTGTGGTCATTTCTAAGGTGTTTTAAAGAAATGCTTAGTTTTACTAAACTAAGATAAAAAGTTTCTGTCAATACTCATAGAGTAAACGGATCATATCCAAGATACATACGTTGTTTTTCTCACTAATCAAGCTAGATTAGCCTCCTAAAACAGAAAAGGGAGTGTACCACGTAAAAGTGTTGGTGGCATGAAAAAGTTGTAAATTTTCGCAAAAGCCGGCAATTTATAAGCCGAGAAAAAGATGTCATAAAAACATTACTAAAGGTTGGTCTAAACGACCAAACGCTCAATAACGCAATTAAACAATAATACTGACTGCAAGTCCCAAAAGGGACTTGCAGC